TCAGTTTTTTCACCAATAACCATCACATACACCATTGTGTTGTTTTGGTTTTTGATTTCAGCATCTACTATGAGAGCACCAGTGTTGACTCTACCATAAAAAACAGGTATTCTGTTGTCTGTGCTTGGTGCTAACTGTATTTTTGTTCCTGGATCTTTAGGGTTTTGTATGTTTGGTGCTTTGTTAAGTCCTAATGCTTTTGAAGTAGCCATACCTAAGCCACCAGCAATAACACCAGCAACCAAAGTTCCTGTAAAACTTAAACCAGTAGCAAAAAGACCTAATGTAGCAAAACTACCACCTAAACCAATTGCACTTGCAATTAAGGCTCCTATTGTACTAAAAACAGCCATCTACACACCCTCATATACATAATTTTTTTCTATTGGACGCCATCCACGTTTTTCTAAATCAAAATCTGGTGAAATTTCCATGTTTGTGAGTGTAAAACTGTCAATTATGCCATGTTCTACCATTTTTTCACCACTATCTATGTACTTTTTAAGCAATTTATAGCCTAAAGTACTCATTCTGTGTTCTGGTTCTACCCACCAAGCAACTTCTTTCATCACTTTTATGTGTGGTAACCAAACATCTGGTGAAATGCCAGCAATCAACATGCCTTGAATTTCACCTTTTATCTCTCCAACAAGAATAATTCCTTGTTTTATAAATGAACACAACAAATTTCTCACATATTGATCATTGTATTGTGGATTATGTTGAGCAGAATATGGTGATGAATTGGCAAAATTGATCATCATCTCCATTATTCTGTCAAAATCTTGTATTGTTGCTGTTCTAATCATTATCTTAAATTTACATTTATACCACTGAACATATCACCTCTACCAGGTCCGCCACCTCTGCCAGGTCCGCCACCTCCATAGCCAGAGCCTCCAGTGTATTCTCTACCAAAGTCAAATGCCACGTTTTGCAGTTCTGGTATTCTATAAAAAGTTGTATCACCTGGATAAAATTTTAATCTGTCTGTTGGTGAAGTTCTTTGTCCAGCAATCTTGTTTTCTAAAATTGTATTGATACTGGCACATGTAACACTTACTCTGTTTGTGTTTTTGCCTTCTATAACATCAACATCTTCTTCAATGCTAAAATTAGTTATTATACCTTTGAATCTTTGAAACACATTACCACTGTCTAAACTGTAATCATCATTTAAGAAACCTCTGTATATTGTGACTTCACCACCTTTGATTTTGGTGTTTAACACTTCACTCACATAGTCACCTTCACTGGGTATGCCACTTAAACTTATTGTGATATCACCATTGGTGGTTTTGATATCTTCTTGAAATTCACTTACACCTAGGAATGCACCTAATTCTGTGTAATCATTGCCGCCATATGTGATTGTTTTCCATGCATTACTAATATAATACACATTGCTGTCTAATTGTAAATCAATCAACATAGCATGTTTGATATTAGGAAGTGTTACTGGAGTAATTGTGGTAGCCATTAAAGTATAATCTCCACCAATTCAAAATCACTGTCAAAATTTATTCTGTTGTAAGGCACAATACTGTAATTTGGTTTAGCAACCATTTTCACACGCCATGTAACATCTGATCCTAACAATATGCCTTTACCACTAACTGTATAACCACTTTGTTCAATAAAGTTTCTGTGTATTGGCACTGTTATGCTACTGCTATTCCATGCAACATCTGCTGTTACTTGATAAGGATATCTGTAGTTGGTATCTAATTGTATAAAGTCACCTTTCTTTAGAAATGTGCCAGATCCTGATGCTGATCCAGTGTTTAACACTATGTTAGACGCACTGGCACTTGTTACTGTGATAGTACCTGTGTGACCATCACCTCTGTATGCAGTCACATAACTTAGTCCTGTGTTGGTACTACCAATATCAACTTCTTCTTCTGTGATAACATCTAATGAATCTAATTCTTCTAGTAAATCTCTGTTCTCTGAATACAACAATGCTTCATGCATACCCACAGTAAATCTATATGGCACAGCATTAGTAACTTCAGCAGTCTTTATTCTACCACTTCTTGTGATAATTTGACTGGCAACTTTTCTTTTATCAACAGTGATAAATGTTGCGTTATCTATAATTGTTTGTATGCTCATTATGTGGGTTGCCTCCTTTGCCCAACTCTGGTTACGTTATAAATGAATTGGGGATCTTCTGCTACAAGTTGTTTGAAAGAACGTGCATCAACTGCATTGATGTTGTATGTTACAGCACCGCCACCTAAACCATTGTTAGGTACAACATTGCCATTTGTATCTGGAACTATGACCTCTGGGCCTGCTTCTCCAACCACGTATGGTCTGCCTTTCATGATTGGTCCACCACTTGCTCTTTTGCCACCAAATAGACTTGAGAAGAAGTTACCCAACAATCCACCACCTCCTGGTGTGTATCCTCCTGGGCCAAAACTTCCACCAAATATACCTTGCAGTAATGGTTGTATAATTTGTAATCTCAAACTGTCTGCAATCATTTGTGTTACTGCTTTTTTGAATGTGTCTTTGAGACCATCTACTAAACTTTCACCTTCCATAATTGCATTTGTTAAACTGTCTGTGATACCTTGTGATATGCCTTCTATGGCTTTTCCATAACTTGCATACAGTTCATTGTTTTCACTGAATACTTTGTCTAATTCTTCTTTGGCTTTCTTGTATTCTAATAAACTTATTTTGCCAGTGTTATAAAGTTCTTGCAGTTTTTCTACTTGTGCATTGTATAAATCAAAACTGTCAATGTCAGCAAATTCTTCTTTGAGTTGTTTGAATAAATCACTGAATTTTTGTACTGTTTCTCCAGCACCTGCCGCACCTGATGCAATATCAATAATAGCATCACCTGTTACTTGTTTGGCGGCTTCAGCAACTGTTTCTGCGGCTGCTCTGGCTTCACTTGCTCTACTCTTAACTTGTTCTGTGAATTTTGCAAAAGCATCTCTTGCCGCTGTGCTACCAATTGTGAATTCACCAAATAATCCTTCAGCACTGTCTGAGAATACATCAAGTCCTTGTTCTCTAGCATTCTTAGCCGCGTTTTGTACGTTTGTAAAAAAGTCTGTTACTGTGCTATCTACACCTGGTAATAATTCTAACAGTTCACCAAAAGCAATACCTACGTAGGCTACTTGTTCAATGATGAAACCTAACACTTTGACTGCAATGTCAAAAAATTCACTGAAGAAAGGGCCTACTACTTGTTTGATACCATCAAACACCTGTTTGAATGTTTGCCCTAAACTGGTAACAATGTCAATGATAAGTGCAATAGCATTACCAACTGCAAAGAAACCATCAACTAAGTTTGTGCCTATTGATGTGGCAAATGCCAACACTGCTTCTTTGTTTGCTCTAAATGATTCAACTAATACATCAATACCTGCTTTTAATTCTGGGCTTATGGCATCACCTGTTGCTTTTTGGAACAGTGTGAAAGCATCACCAGCCTGTGATATTGATCCTGTTAGTGTTTGGTTAAGTGTTTGTGCCGCACCTTCTATCTCACCACCAAACTCTTTTAATTTCTGTATGGTTTCTTCTACACTGTAACTGACACCTGCTTCAAATCCAGCCGCGGCTAAAACACCTTTCTCTCTGAATATGTCTGCCGCTCCAGCACCAGCACTGAATGATCTCTGTAACTGTCCTGCCGCATCTTCAAAACTAATACCAAACTGTCCAGCAATGTCAGCCGCCAATTGAGTATTGTTTTTTAGGTCTTCTAGTGTAGGTGAAATAGTTGCTAGAGTTGGTTGTGCTCTTGCTAACTCTTCAAAACTGATTGGCAGTTCTTCTGCCGCTGTGATCAATTGATCCAATGCCGCTCTACCTTTTGCGGCTGATCCAGTTAAGTTAGTAAGTGTGGTTTCTACATCTTGAAACTGTTGGCTGACTTGAAGTGCACCTTTTAAACCATTAAATGCTGTGACAACACCAGCAACTGCTGTACCAACTAAGGCAAATTTACCCAGTAGTCCTGTAAAACTACTGCCAGCACCCACAGCGGCACCACCCATTCCTGCAATAGCAGTCTTGGCAGTTGCGGCTTTTCTGGTAAAGCCTTTATCATTTAATACTAAGGTTACTTCAATATTCTTAGCCATTATAATCCCCTAAGAAGATCCCTCACAATTTTATCCATGTTGTCCAGTGTTGGATCAGTAAAGCCTTTTGGTGCTTGACTGCTCCATCCTTCATCTAGTCTACCAGCATATGCATAGTTGCTGTGGATCTTTCTGTTTTTGTTTTCTAATTTTGTGCTTTTTCTAGCATTACCACTTCTGATAGGTGTTTTCTTTTTGAGGTATGTGTAACTTTGTTGCATGAGATCTTCAGGCAAGTCTAATAACCTAGTAAAAACTTTGGTTGTGTTGTCTTTAAATACTATCACTGTTGTTTACTCCTCACACTATCAAAAATATTTTTTAATTCTTCTTGATCATACATGTCAGTACTGGGCACATTGTTCTTTTTGTTTGCTTGATATTGTCTATATGTAATTGCAACATCAAACACTGTTAAATCAAATGTATCACCTCTGTCTAACAATTCACTGGGCAGACATCCATAACGTTCTGCCATTGCATCAAGTAGTAGTAGATAATTTGTGGTATTATCTTTTATGTTTACTTGATGACTTACAACTTTCCCAATCTTTCACCAACCTTTGTTACAGCCGCCATGGTGACATCAATTGGTAAAACATGATCTTCATCCATTATTTTGTTACCTTCTTTGTCCAGTATGAGATCCTTAAACACATCATTCATGTGTTCAAAGTCTGTGTCTGTCATTTTTGAAAGTTTGCCGTAAAGGTCTAGTGGTTGTCTGTCATAAACGTAAAATGTAAGACTGTCTCCATACTTTTCAACAATCTTTTCATCATCTATAACAACTTCTAATAGTTGGGGTTTTTTGCTTAATTCTTTTAGGTCCATATCTACAAATCTCCTGATTCTTTATATCTATTTTTTAAATGGTGAATAGCACTAAGGCAAAATCTTATTCTATTCCCTTGTTTTTGTACATCTGCTTGAGCACACATATTTTCTCTTTGTGCTTTAGCAAGTTCTTCTTCAAGACTCTTCAGTATCTGAAGTGTCTCCTGTTCCGTCCATATCTGCATGTTGTTCTTCTACTTTATTTATTTGTTTTTTGGGTTTTTTACCTTCAGGTAGTTCAATACCGTGTGTTTTTGCATATTCATCTAGATCATGCTCAACACCATTCACGTGAATAGTTCTATCCGGTGAACCAGTCCATACACCATCTACAAATAACCTTAAAAATTTATGTTCCATATCTTATCCTACTTAAAGTGAGTAGGGCACAAGGCCCTACTCTAAGTTTTAAACTGACTATACAGTTGTATTTGTTATTTGTCCATCTATAACAATAGTCATAGGTGATACAATAACTGCATTGTCCATGTTTAGTACTGGCGCTAATCCAGAGATAAAGCCACTACCTGTAACACTTCTTGCACCTGATGTTGCTCCTTCAAAACTGAGTTCAAAATAAACTCTGTCTTTGTTGATGCTAGAGCCTAACAAACCTACGTTTGCTACTTGCTCAGCATTTGAACCATCACCAAAGAATGTGTTTTCATCTACTAGCATGTTTAATGTAATAGAGTTTGTGTTGGTAGTAGTGAACGTCTTAGCCGCAGAATTGTCTAACACATTATATGTTTGAGTTCCTGCAGTTGTGTCCAATGTCAAATCCTGGATAAAGGGCACAGTAACCGCTGTGGCGCTTAACACATTAGCATTTGCTTCTGCATTTGCTAGAGCTAGAACACCTATATTTCCTGCTGTTAAATTCATTTCAGCCATACTTTTCTCCTTAAGTTACTGTGGTTTACTGGTTTGTAAACCTAAA